TGGTTAATGGAAAATGTATCTCCGTCGCACTTCGCCCATATAGAAATTTAAAGGAAAAAATTACAACTATAGTCGAAACTAAAGAATTAAGCGACCTAGCTAAATTTGAAAATGAAAAACGTCCAATTTAAACAAATAGCTATTCAGAATTTCCTTTCTATTGGAAAGGAAATCAAAATAGTGTTTACTCCTGGTATTAATTTTATTACTGGAGAAAATAAAGATAAAGGCGGCCGGAATGGTGTTGGTAAAACAACTATCTTAGAAGGATTCTTTTGGTGCTTGTTTGGTAAAACGCTACGAGATCTCAAAAACGAGAACATCATTAATAACATTACCAAAAAAGAATGTAAGGTTGTTTTAGATTTTAGTGTTAATGACAAACAATATAGTATTATTCGGACTGCTAAGCCTTCTGCTATCCAAATTTTAGAAAATGGAATAGACGTTACTCTTTCCACATTACCCAAAAATAATGAATTTGTAGAACAGTTAGTAGGTCAAACTGTGTTGTTTGAAAATTCAGTTTTACTATCCACTACAGGAACCATTCCATTCTTTGCACAAAAGAAAATCGATAAGAGAAAATTTTTAGAAGGTATTTTTCAATTGGAAGTATTTAGTGACATGTTGTCCTCTATACGTTCACAATACAATGAATTAAAGAAGACCTATGAAATTCAATCTGGTAAGTTTGAAGAAAACGTTAAAACCAAAGGATTACTAACTGAACAATCTGGTAAATACGAAAAACAAAAAGAAGAAAAAATCAATGCTCTTAACGTTCGTATTAAAGATTGTAATGCTGATTTGGATGAATTAACTAGTAAATTAGGAGATACCGACACCAAAGAACACCAAAATAAAATAGAAGCATTTAAGGTTAAAAAAGAAGCATTGGATGTTTATATTCGATCGAAAAATGCAGAAAAATCTTCTTTATCAAAAGAAGAAGGCCAATACGAACAATCAGTTCGGAATATCACTGATGAACTTCGGTTGATTAAAAAGAAAGATACTCGTTGTCCTACTTGCAATCGTCCTTATGATCAAGATCCTGTAAAAATACAGGAAATGATTGACAATATTAACACCAGACTAACTACTCATACAGAAAGTTTAAATAAGGTAAGAGTTAAAATTAAAGAATTTGAAGATAGTTTATCCGAATATTATGAAGGCCAAAAGAAAATTGATACCAAAATTAACGATCTCAATCAAATTATCAGGTTGCAGGACAATCTTAACCTTCAAATCAAAAATGCAAAGGGTAAAATAGATAGCCTGCAGCAAGATATCGAGAAACTCCAACAAGAAACAGATCCCAACATTGATATCTTAAAAAGAATCGAGGACGACATTAAGAAACTCGAGGAAACAATAGATCAACAGCAGAAAGAGCTGACGATTTTAGAGAATGCTAAATTTGTGGTATCAGAAGAAGGAGTTAAGACCTATATCATCAAAAAAATCATTAACTTATTGAATAGTAAGGTCAATGATTATCTTTACCAGTTAGAAGCACCGTGTAAGTGCCAATTTGATGAACAATTTGAAGAAACCTTGTTTAATGAAAATGAGGTAGAATGTTCTTACTTTAATTTTAGCGGAGGAGAACGTAAACGGATCGATTTAGCGATTCTTTTCACCTTTCAAGATCTGCTTAAACATCAAATGGGCATTAATTACTCTTTTAGTGGGTATGATGAATTATTTGATTCTGCTTTAGATGCTAAGGGAATTCAAAGCGTTTTAAGCATCCTTAAAAATAGAGTAGAAAAATTTGGAGAACAGATCTATATTATTAGTCACAACTTTAACACAGTTTCTTCGGAAAATATTGATAACACTATTTTCTTGAGGAAATTTAACGGATTAACTGAATTAGTAGAATGAATTTCATACCTGTAGAATATATAGAAAATGGCACTTTTGTAGGAGGCGAAGAAGATTGCTTTAACGATGACATTAAAACGGGTGACACATGTTATGTGATAACCCAAGAATATAAAAACAAACTTGATCGTTTTCTGGATGCTATCCCAATGGAATTATGAACGAAAACGATTATCTCTTAATTAGCGACGACGGACCTGGATTTAATACCATTGAAGGCGAAGGTCGATTAATAGGCAAGCCTTCTATTTTCCTTCGTTTATTTGGTTGTAATCTTACCTGTAAAGGATTTGCTAGTGCAGATTCTCCATGGGGGTGCGATTCTTATATTTCTTGGTCGAAGAAAAACAAATATACTTTTGATCAAATGTTTAAATTTTATGAAGACAATCACTTTGTAGAATTACTTGCTAATCATCATATATGGAAATTAACTGGAGGAGAACCTATGCTCCGACAGGATATATTATTCAAATTCGTTAATGCATTTAATGAGCGATATTATATTAACTCAAAAATAGATTTCGAAACTAATGCTACTATTATGCCTAGGTCCAAATGGATTTCACTGGGTGCTACATTTACTACATCACCAAAATTAATCAGTAATGGGGATCCAGAAGAAAAAACTTATAAACCAGAAGTCCTTAAATGGCACGTGGATAATCATTCTTGCTTTAAATTTGTAATCAATAGCGATAAAGATTTGGAAGAGATCTTCCAAAAATATATTCAAGACGGATATATAAATGTACCTAAAGATTTAGTTTGGTTGATGCCTGCTTGTGGTTCAAGAGCAGAACATGCCGAGCGAGCACCTAAAGTAGCAGAGATCTGCAAAGAATATGGGTTTAATTTTAGTCCGCGACTTCACCTGGTTTTGTGGGATAAAGCATTAAGGGTATAGTATGACTCTCGATGCTAGTTGTCCGAAATGTGGGTGTAGAGCATTGGCTTCTGTTAGTTATAACGGAGAAATAATATACACAGCGTGCACAAAGCGCCTTGAATGTGGTTTTGAAGGTAAGAAATCTGTTTCGCCTGAAGTTGCAGAAAGTCTTCGTAATATAAAAGAAATTGACAATATCCTGGATCTATGTAAATAGATACATGGCATTAAAGATTCGTTCTGGTACACCAAATACAACCAATTATTCAAATGGCAATAAAGTTGTATTTGAATATAATCCGGTAAAGACTGACATACCCAATCTTCCTTTTGGAGTACCACATGCAGGGCTTCCTGTTTATACCTATGCTGCGTTAAAACCCATCAAGATTCCTGTTCCCCCCGCAATAGAAATGCCTGAAAGTAAACTTCCACAGGCAATTAATTATTATGCGGATTATGGTGGTTGTGGATTTTGGCGAATGATTTGGCCTCAGTATATTTTAAACGGAAATCAAAAAGCAGTAGTTACAGGATTAACTACGATGGTTCTTGAACCACATTTTTACAGAAATATTAAATCTATTCGGGTACAACGTCAAGCCACCCAAACCCAAAGAGATTTTGTTAATGCCTTAAAACAATTGAGCGACAACAATCCACAAAACGGATTTGAAAAATTCCAATTGATCTATGAAATAGATGACATTGTTTACAAAGACGATATCCCCGACTATAATAGATGCAAAGAGGCATTCACCGATAGTACTATTGAACAATGCATTACAGAGATCATGCAAACTGTGGACGAAATTACAGTAACATGTCCATACATGAAAAAATATTACCAAGAAAAAACCGGTAATAAAAATATTACAGTCATCCCTAACTATCCTCCAAAATTTTGGTTAGATCGGTTTTATGATAGAGAAAAGGTGTTAAAACGTTTTGAACAATATAAACGGAAGCCGCGCATTTTATACTCAGGATCTGGTACGCATTTAGATGTTATGAATCGACCCAATATGATTGATGATTTCACTCATATTAAAACAGCCATTATTAAAGCACGTAAAAAGTTTACTTTTGTATGGAAAGGATGTTACCCGATTGAAATGAAACCGTTTATTGACAATGGAGAAATGGAATATTTCGATTGGAGCATGTTGATGGATTATCCTCAGGGATTAGCAGACACTAATTGCAATGCAGTCTTTGCTCCATTAACTGACAATATATTTAATCGTTCTAAGAGTAATATCAAAATGGTAGAATCTGGTGGTTTAGGTTTGCCTGGGGTTTTTCAGGATCTCGATCCTTACTATAATGCTGATTTAAAATTCATATCTGGTGACGACTTAATCAATCAATTAGAAGTATTGACCAAAGACGAAGATACTTTTATGAAGTATTCTGACACTTCCCGCAAATTTGTTGAGGGTCTGTGGTTAGAGGACCATATCAATGAATATCTGGCTCTTTATACTACGCCATATGGTTCAAAAGAAAGAGCAAGTATTGCGCCTAATTTAGTTGCATTAAATCCAGATCAATTTAATATTGTGTGATGAATGTGAATGATAAAGGAATAAGTTTTGAAAATGGAGATGAGCTACCGCGCGAATAATCTATGAGCAAAACAAACACTGAAACTGTGGACACACCGCAGGTCGCGGTTAGCTCCACTGACTGGTTAGACCTGCGGTGCTTTTGCAACCGATGTGAAGAACGAACAAAAGCTATCTATCATCTCAACGTATCGTGCTCAAACTGCGGGTGGAAAGGCGTGGCGATAATCCGCAAAGGCGACTCAGCAAGCAGTAGCGCCGAATGTCCGCATTGCGGTTGCTCGCGCCTGAGCTTCGGCACTGATCCATCGCTGGCGAGCAGGTCTAAATAACTTTTGAGAAAGTAGTATTAGAGGCAGGAAATCGTGTAATTAGATTAATATGCGAAAAGTTGGAAACATATCATTTAAATCCAACGTCAATTCGTACCAATATTAGAGGAGTTGAACTACTTCGAAGAACTGTTAATTTTAAGAGCGATTTAAATAAGGGTGGTTATCTGCTAAAGATAGCAGATATATCTATACCTATTATATTAGATCGTAATATTATTACCGGTCTTATACAAATTACATGCAGTAAATTACCATAATGATTTATTGAAAATTTTCAATCAGAACTTATCATAAATAGATGTGGAGAAATGTTTATTATGATGGGCGCAAAGAATGCATTCATCTTTGGACTTGGGATAAGAACGGCAATCGTGTTAAGGAAACTCATCCTTACGAACCATTTCTTTATGTAGAGAGTCCCAATGGAACTGATGGTGTTAGTATTTTTAACACCAAATTAAGAAAAATTTCTTTCAATAACCAATTTGAAAGAAACAAGTTTGTTAATGACACAGCTATTCGCCGTTTGTTTTATAACCTGAAATGTGAACAGGAATTTTTGATCAGTAACTATAAAGATTTTACTGGCAACATAAATGAATTTCCTTTGCGTAATTGTTTCTTTGATATTGAAACCGATTGCAAAGATGGGTTTGCTGATCCTAACATAGCAGACAAAGCCATTCTTCTTATCACGGTATATGATACCTTGAAAAAGGAATTTGTAACTTGGGGAACAAAACCATACAAATCAAAAAGAGAAAACCACACGTATCATTATCATAAAACAGAAACCGATATGTTGATCGGTTTCTTGGATTATTGGAGCCAAGATTATTTTGATATGGTAATGGGATGGAACTCAGAAGGATATGACATTCCCTATATTCTCAACAGACTTCGCATTGTTTTAGGTGAAGCTGAAATGAAAAGATTCTCTCCTGTTAGTCGCTTATATTGCAGAGAAGGAATTGGAATGAATCAATTTGGTAAACCTATTAACAAATGGTATATCTATGGTATTAGTCATTTGGATTATATGGAAGTTTATCAAAAGCTTTCTCGTGGTGTTAGAGAATCCTATTCCTTGGACTATATTGCTGAAATTGAATTAGGTAAAAATAAATTAGCAATCAATACGGTAAATTTGGCTCAATTAGCAGAAAAGGATTGGGATAATTTTGTAGACTATAATGTTTACGATGTTGAACTTCTTGTAGAGTTAGACGCTAAATTAAAATTCACCAAAATTATTCGAACTCTCTCTTATAGAGGGTTTATTAGTTTTGATCAGGCGCTCGGAAAAGTAATGATGATTACGGGATCTGCAGCCAATCAAGCTCTTAAACAGGGTCAATTAATATCTACATTTAAAACAGACGGATTTAGAAGTGATTTTGAAGGAGGATATGTTCATGAGCCAGAACGCGGGCTGCATAAGTTTGTCGTTTCTTATGATGCAAATAGTCTGTATCCCAATACCATGATTACCTTAAATCTTTCACCAGAAACTAAAATAGGGAAGATCATAGAAGAGGATGATAAATCGGTTACATTGAAATTGGTTACAGATAAATCGGTTACATTGACTCGTGAACAATATAGTCGTTTATTAGAGACTGAACAAATTGCAGTATCAAAAGCAAAAGTTCTCTATACACAAAAATTTAAGGGTATTATTCCTCAGATGATTGATGGATACTATAAGGAACGATTAGAAGTCAAGAAATCTATTACTAAATACGAAAGACAAATATCTGCAAATAAAAAAAGAATAGCAGAATTATTGTCTTTGCAGAAATGAACGAATATATCTGTATGGTATTCCCGTTTTTGTAGTTATAATTGTTTTAGTATCGTTATTATTTCTTAACACATATATTTGATCATGAGGAATTCCATAATTTTTCCATTCTAATCGAGTTTTTGTCAGTTCAATATTTTCTTTTATCAAAAAGAGAGTGAAATATACTCTTGATTGAAGCTTGCCGGCCTCTGTACATTTTTTACTCGTTAATTGTTTTTGTTCTAACGTTCTATTATTCCTAGCAACAATCCATTTAGGTTTTCTTAAATTTTCTACCTGTTGTTTTTTGTTTTTATCCCAACTACGTTTTGTAATAGAACATTTTAATGCTCCTAAACGAACATTAACGGGATTTCTATTTTTAAGTGATTTTAACCCATGTAACTTTTTTTGTTCGGGTGTAAGATTATCAAAATAACGTTTCATATTTTTACTTCTAATTAATAATTGTTGTTTATTACACTTATATCCACAAGGACCTTCACCTCCATCACTTAAATTAAGTAATAATCCATGTGGTTTTCGTTTGAAATGTTTAATAAGGTTCATCTCAAGTTGAAATGCATACTGCTCATCGTCTGTTTCAATATATGTATGATAAATCGGAACAATTCCTTGTTGTTTTAAATTATTAATATACCCTTCTACTACTTTATTCTTTTTCTTATATTTTCTTTGACCTAATATAGATCCCTTTCCTATATAAAAGGGTCTATATTTTAGATTTGTTTGTTCGAATACATATTTTCCCTGTTGATTTGGATTTAATAAGATATAAACTTCATATTTCATATAAATATTTATACCAAACATGCCACAAACAGAAATATCGATTGAAATCGAAAAACTAGAGGCCGAATGTAAGAAACTAGAGGAACTCAGGAACGATGCTATCAATTTAGACTTCATTTTAAAGTTAATGCTTAATTCGGTTTATGGAATTTTCGGTCAAAAATATTCACCATTATTTGACACAGACCATTCTTCTAGTATTACATTAACGGGTCAAGCAGTTGTTAAAAGAGCGGCAGATATTGTTTATGAGTATGTAAAGAATTTATATCCAAATAAAGACATCAAGAAATCAGATCTCTATATCTACGGAGATACTGATAGCTGCTTCTTTTCCTTTGAAAAACTTGATATTCCTTTATTTGATGATAAAGGAAAGCTCAGCCCTGATGCTAATGATTTTGTATATGGTATTACTAAGAAATTGAATGATGATATTTTAGAGTGGGCTGAAAAGGAACTTTGTTCTACTGATCCTCGATTCATATTTAAACGTGAAACTATTTGTGATGTATCTTTGAATCTAGAAAAGAAAAGATACATTCTTCATATCATCGACAATGATGGAGTGGAAACCAATAAATTTAAATACGCGGGTGTTGAAGTGGCACGCTCTACGTTTTCTGCGGAAATTAAGGTATTGATTAAAAAGGTCATTGAAGAATTAATGATGTCCCAGGATAGAAGTAAAGCGACAGAAATCTATCGCAAAGGATATGCCGAATTTCAACAATTAACACACAAAGAAGTTTCCTTTAGATCCAAGATTTCGGATTATGAAAAGTATTACAATCAGGTCATCGATAATCAAATAGCTAAGCGCACTCCTGTTCATGTTAAAAGTGCTATTTACTATAACCGTTTATTAAAACAATATGGGTTGGATATTAAATATGAACCTATAGGTAGTGGACAAAAAATTAAATGGTTTTATGCTGGTAATAATAAATATGGTATGTCTAGTTTTGCCTTCATCGCAGACTTCCCAAAAGAAATAGAAGACGTGGTTAAAGTAAATTACCAAAAAATGTTTGAGAAAACTGTTGTGCCTCCATTGGAGAGAATTTATACAGCAATCGGATGGAAGTTACCTGATCTTATTCACGAAGCGCAAGTGGATTTATTTGACTTATTTAAATAGTATCATAATATACACATATGAAACAAAAAAAGTTAGTCATGTTTTTAGATACTGTGGGACGAACAGTAGTGGGCGAGCTCGATGAACAAACAGAAACCATTTTGAAAGTAAAGAACCCTGCGATTCTTAATGTAGCACCTGCAGAAGGTGGTCGTATGGTAGTTCAAATTTTGCCGATAGTTTTTAAAGAGTTTTTAGCCGATAGAACGGAAAATACTATTTGGAATTATAACAAAGGTCAAATTACTGTTTCTAGTATTGAAACTTTAGATGTTCGGTTGCAAAAACAATACGAACATATGTTTGATAGTAATAATGTATTTGTTCCACCAGGATCTGGGATAGCGAATGCACCCGCTACTAGTGAAACTGCTTCTAAAGAAGAACCAAAAATATTAAATTTGTTTGATTAATATGGACAAGAAAATTACAGACATATTTGAGTCTATTAAAGGACTCAACCCCTATGCAGACTTTTTAGACGGAAGTACTTTGTCTAAGGTAAAGTCATGGACGTCAACGGGCTGTTATGCACTTAATTGTATTATGTCCGGATCTCTTTATAAGGGAATTCCATCAGGTCGAGTAATAGGGATCTCAGGCCCAGAATCTTGTGGTAAAACATTTATTCTGAATTCTATTTTTAGAGAAGCTATTCTTGAGGGTCGTTATGTATTTGATTTTGACACTGAAAACGCTCAAGATGAACAAACGGCTAGAAATTTAGGATGTGATCCTTCTAAGATCGTTCATATTCCAGTCGATACTACTGCAGAATTCAAGATTCAATCTTGTAAAACATTGGATAAAATTATCGAGAACAAACTCCAAGGAAAGGGGTTGTTGGCGTTGGATTCTTTGGGTAATTTAGAAGGAACTAAAGAGAATGCTGACGTAGAAAAGGGCAAATCAGTTGCCGATCAAGGAACTCGGGCTAAAGATCTTAAAGGTGTATTAAGAGCATTGACACACCGCGCTGCTCGAGCTGACGTACCTTGTATTTTTACAAATCACACCTACGCGGACCCTCAGCAGTTATATCCTACTATCATCAAGAACCAATCAGGAGGATCTGGGCCGCTATATATGCCCTCTATTACCATTCAATTGGCTAAAAAAGGTGATAGTGCAGACACTACTAAACAAAACACAAGCAAAGATGCTCAAGAAGATTCTCAGTCTTTAACAAAGGGTTATAATGGAATGACTGTACGAGCCCTTTCAATCAAAAATAGATTCGTCCCTCCCTTCCTAGAAACAGAATTCTACATCAACTTCTCAACAGGATTGTCAAAGTATTCTGGTTTATTAGATATTGGATTGGGATATGGTGCTATCGTACAAAGTGGCTCCACATATGCTTTGCCTGATGGTAAAAAATTGGGTTACTATAAGAACTGGCGTGATGATGCGGATCTTTGGGAAACAAAAATTATGCCTGATTTGGAAATTCGACTTCAGAATGCTTTGAAATTCGGTACATTTCTTAAAAGTAAGGAAGTAGATAATTCTAAAGTTGATATGAGCATCAAAGATACTATAGAATCAGAAGAATAATGGAAAATTTCGTTTCTACAAAAGTCATTGAAATGGGTAGCTGTGCTTTTCGACAGTGGAGAGCTACTTCACATTGTCACCTACTCCACGGTTATCATTTAACTGCTAAATTTTGGTTTACTAGTGATGAATTAGATCACCGAAATTGGGTTTTTGATTTCGGTGATTTAGATGGTTTGAAAAAAACTCTGGCAGATATGTATGATCACACAACTTGTGTAGCTGCGGATGATCCTGAATTGGATGTTTTTACAGATCTCCACAATAAAGGGATAATAGATATTCGAATTTTTCCTAATGGAGTAGGGATAGAGCGCACAGCAGAACAATGTTGGATCATTGCAGATTCTTACGTAAGATCTAAATCTGAAAATAAAGTAAGATGTCTTAAAGTTGAAGTTTTCGAGCATCCAAAAAATTCTGCCGTATTCGAAACCAAACACAATTTATCATAATTCAGTGTGGATATTGACCCAGAATTGTTTGAGAAGATTGTTTGTTATAGCAGTCTTACAGATCCACAATATTTAGGATTAATATCCCCCTATTGTAATCCGGCTCTCTTTAAAAACAAAGATATCAAAAATATCTTTGGAATTCTCCAAGAGCATCATTCTAAATATGAAACAGTTCCAAACGTCACGGAACTTAAAACATATTTAACGACTCCGGAAAAGAAGGACTCTTTAAAAGCCCTTCTTAACCAATTCGCTAGTCCTTCTTTTGATAAGAAATACAATAAGGACTTTCTTTTCGCCAATACTGAAAAATTTCTCCGCGAGAAATCTGTATATCAAACACTAGTTAAGACGAATCTTGATCTTCAAGAAGGAAAATTGGATTCTGCTCAGGTATTGAGCGAATTCGAGCGAGCATGTTCTATAAGCCTCCATACTGATAAAGGATTGGATTACTTAGAAGAACTAGATCGCATGTGTGATGAATTTACCAAAGAACATTCTTATATTTCAAGTGGGTGGAAATGGTTGGATAATAATTTAGGAGGTGGTTTTTTAGAAAATGGCAGATCCCTTTACGTTTTCTACGGGGAAACTAATATAGGTAAATCTATTTTCTTGGGTAACATCGCAGCCAATATGTTAAGCCAAAACAAAACAGTGGTTTTGGTTACTTTAGAGATGTCAGAAATTATGTATGCTAAACGTATTAGCTCTCATTTATCTCAGATCCCTATAAGTGATATCCCTTTACAGATTATACCGTTTAAAGAATATATAAAAGGATATAAGAAAAAACACGAAGGAGCTAAATTAATTGTTAAGGAATTTCCTCCTAATACGATTACAGCCTTTCAATTAAAAGCGTTCTTCCAACAATTAGCTTTGATGGGAATCAAAATGGATGCATTTGTTTTGGATTATCTTAATCTTTTAGCATATCCCAATCCCAATATGGGATTGTATGAAGGCAATAAACGTAATACAGAATTAGTGAGGGCTTTGACTTATGTATTCAATTGTCCTGGTATTTCTGCGACTCAAACTAATCGTAGCGGATTTAGTGGCGCTACGGAAGGAGCTATGCCGGGTTTAGAAACTACAGGAGAATCTATAGGCATTTCTCAAACAGCAGATGTTCAATTGCCTATATGGGTAAAAGAAGAAGAAAGGGAACTTAATTTAATCAATCTAGGAATTGCCAAAAATCGTTTTGGTGCAAGAGATATTTTTACATCTATGGAAATTATGTATAATACTCTTACTTTAAAAGAAATTAATAACAGTTATGTTCGGGGTGTTATTAATGATATGAATTCTGGCAAGTCATTAAACAACACCCTTAATACTATTGAAAATATGGGAGGTTGAAATATTAACCGATTTCAATAAATAATGGAAATGGATAACAAACCATTAATAGTAATATTTACATCACCTCATATTGATGGGATCACATCCTTTTTAATATATCGATGGGTGAGTGGTAATCGTTTGACTAATCATAAACATGTAGTTCTTAAAGTAAAAGAAGACATGAGCCATTATGAATCCTTAATTGAACGTGCTGATTCAATTTATTGTTTTGATGTCTTTTTAAGGGAAGGATTGGAATTATTAAATAACGAAAAGGTAACCTTTTTCGACACTCATGAAATTAGTAATTTTTATAAACCCCAATATGACAAAGCCAAGTGCGTTATTAGACCAAATAGAGGATCTTGCTCTAATTTAGTATTGGAATTATTTGGTAAAATCACCGAATTTACTGCATCTCAATCTGTTTTAGCAAAGTTAGTAGATGAAATTGCTAATTACACATTTAAACATGAAATTAGTTATGATCTTCATTTGTTATATAACCATTATTACAAATGGGATTATGCTTGGTACCTTCGTGATTTTAAAGACGGATATAATGGTCTATCTAAAGGGCAGGCTGATAATATTGTAAAAATCAAACGCCAACTTCAGGAAAAGCTTAAACAGACGCAACTTTTTATAGGCAAAATAGAATTTGAAGGAATCCATTATAATTGCGTTTCTACAGTACAAGACCATTTAGATATTGGTGTGTTGGATCTAATCACTAAATCCAACACTTTTGATATTATATTTTGGGTTAATATTAAAACAAACAAAGTTAGTATTAGAAAATCTCGTAATGATGTTGTTGCAAATTTGCATTTGGGTAAATTTGCAAAATTTATATGTGATGGCGACGGCCATGAATACGCTGCAGGGGGTAATATAACGGATACCTTTCTGGAGTATAGTAAAACCTTTTCGGAAGCTCCGTTAACCTCTTCATGCTAATTACATCCTCTCATCAAATAGATGAACAAATCAAACCAGGAGTAGATCGAATTACTCAATCAGAATTTGAAGAATTGTCTTTGAAATTTGGCGCATTTCTATGTATAACTCTTAATAAGAAAATGAATTTCTTACAATTTTTAAAGTACCTCACTGAAAACAAAAGAACCCAAGACGCCTTTACTAAATTTACCGGAGAAGATAGCAATCAGTCCGCCATTCGCAATTTCGTTTATCACACACCAAATATTTGTAAAAAAGTATTTCAATCCAACTATAATAAATGATAGATAAAGAGGAACAAGAAATATACAATACCTATTTGTATAATCTTCGAAGCGTTTCACACAAGCCATTCAAGGCTCGGAAAAATTTTGAGAATTTAGAAGAAGATACTAAAAACATCTTAATCAAGCTAAAGCACTTCCTCAATCATTTTCATTATATTAGCATCCGAGATTTCTTTTCGGCCTCGTTTCATTATGAACAAAGTTATCTTCCTTTGGATCATTTTTTAAGTCGCAAGGCTATTAAATATTATACCACTTACAAAAACGAACAAAAGCAACGTAACCCCGATTTACAATTGGATGAGATTAA